ATCAAGTTATGGCAGCAAGATTAGCTCTATTTAGGGACTATGAAACTATGGATTCAGACCCAATTATCGCATCCGCATTAGACATCTATTCAGATGAATCAACTATGAAAGGTGAATATGGAGATGTTATAAAGATTAAGTCAGACAATGACAACATTAAGGATATTTTAAACAATTTATTTTATGACATAATGAACATAGAATTTAATTTGTGGCCTTGGGTTCGTAACTTAGTTAAATATGGTGACTTCTACTTGTACTTAGATATTAGTGATAAATACGGAATTACGAATGTTGTTCCATTATCTGCTTATGAAGTTATTCGTTCAGAGGGAGAAGACCCAGAAAATCCTTATTATACCAAGTTCTATATGGAATCAATTGAAGGGGCACATCCTTATTTTGGCCAAACATCAAAATCTAAACAAAAAATTGAATTTGAAAACTTTCAAGTCGCTCACTTCAGATTAGCAAGTGATAGTAATTTCTTACCTTATGGTAAGTCAATGATTGAATCCACGAGAAAGATTTGGAAACAATTAACTTTAATGGAAGACGCTATGTTAATTCACAGAATTATGAGAGCACCTTCCAAACGAGTATTCAAGATTGATATTGGAAATATTCCACCAAATGAAGTTGATAACTATATGCAAAGAATTATCAACAAGATGAAGAAAACACCATTCATTGATGAGAATACAGGTGAATATAATCTAAAATACAATATACAGAATCTAACAGAAGACTTCTTTATGCCAGTTCGTGGTGGAGATAGTGGAACTGAAATCAATGAGTTAGGCGGTATTGATTATGATTCAACAGAAGACATTGAATATTTGAAAAACAAATTATTAGCATCACTAAGAGTACCAAAAGCATTCTTAGGGTTTGATGAAAATGTCGGTGGTAAAGCAACCTTAGCAGCAGAAGATGTAAGATTTGCCAGAACCATTGAAAGAATACAAAGAATTCTCGTATCAGAATTAACAAAAATCGCAGTTGTTCACTTATATTCACAAGGATATACTGATGAAGACTTAGTAAACTTTGAATTAACCTTAGCAAGTCCGTCAACAATGTATGAACAAGAAAAGATAGAATTGTTCGGTCAGAAAGTTAACTTAGCTCGTGATATGATTCAAGATAAGATTTTACCGACCGATTGGGTGTATGATAATATATTCAATTTCTCTGAAGAAGAAAAAGTTGACATTGAAAAACAAATCATTTCAGACCAAAAACAGAAATTCAGACATTCACAAATTGAAATGGAAGGTAATGACCCACAAGAAACTGGAGAAGCAATTGGAACACCAAGTGATATGGCAGCAGTAGGAGTTGCAGGAGACGAAACTCAAACACCACCTGAAACCGTCGCTGGTTCCATCTTTGACCCATTTAATGATGGAGAAGATAAACGACCAGAAGACCAACAAGGCGGAAGACCGAAAGAAATGAACAAGTTCGGAAAAGATAGTGCAGCAAGAGGACGTGACCCATTAGGGAAACAGACCAAGAACAGAAGACCACTTGCATTAGCACACTATGATGCCTTGAAAAAAACTATGGGTAAAAAGTCAAAAACTATACTTAAAGAGACCAAAAAAGTAGATGAAATGAATAAGGAATATGATGAATATACGAAAGAAAACGGTGTTGATTAATACCGATTTCTTGAAAGTTTTATATTTATTATTAGTAAAAAACACACATTATAGTTGGAGCTCAAATGTCTTTAAATGTTAAACATAACAAAATAAAGAATACAGCCATTCTTTACGAACTTTTATCACGCCAAATTACAGTTGACGTGTTAAATGACACAAGAAGCCCCAAATCAGTAGGAATTTTTAAAGAATTCTTTAATAAAAATACTGAATTGGGTAAAGAATATGAATTGTATTCAATTTTGTTGAATAAAAAATACAAAAGCGACTCTCACGCATCTCAATTAGTCGAGGCGGTAGTGAAAAGTCGTAGAAAGTTATCTAATCGTAGATTAAATAATGAAAAATTTAATTTAATTAAAACCATAAAAGAAAATTATAACATAAAAGAGTTTTTTGATACTCGTTTACCTAATTTTAAAATTATGGCATCAGTTTACAAACTATTTGGAACTGAAACAGGTAAGGAAGACTTTGGTCCAGTTCAAAGAACGGATTCAGTCATTACTATAACTGAACACGTCATTCAAATTGATAAGAAAGTTAAGAAAAGTAATCAAGTTGTTGAAAATTATAAAGAACAAGATAAGGATTTAAGACTATTAAGCTATCAATTATTAGTTGATAAGTTTAATTCCAAGTATAAATCTTTAAATGAAAGTCAAAGAAACTTATTGAAACAATATATCAATAATGTATCTAATACGAATTCACTAAAAGAATTCATAGACAGCGAAGTAGTTAAAATTAAAAAAGCTCTAAAGAAATTACTACCAAATGTCAATGATAAGATTACAAAAATAAAATTAGCAGAAGCTATTGATTATACAGATAGCGCTACTAAGGGAAAAGTCGTGAAAGATAAACACGTGGTTGCTTTAATGAGATATTATGAACTAATTAAGGAAATTAAAAGTGTCCAAAGCACAAAGAATAGCTAAGTTAAAAGAAGTAATCAGAAATCTAATAGTTAAAGAGCTAGAGGAATCTTCAACAACGGCATCAGCCGGAGCAGCAAATGCAAGTGGAACTGGTATTTATTATGATACCCCAATGGCATTTTCAGGCAAATCTAAAAAATCTAAAAAGAAAAAGAAAAAGATAGCTCACGCTGCGGGTATGACACCAGTAAAAGAATCCGTAATTAAAGAATATGTTAGTGTAGATAACTTTAACAAAGACTTTATGACAGCTATGAACTTAGTTATCAAACAAGCCAACAATCTAAAAGGTGCGTTAGCAAAACACCCAATCAAAAGAAATGTTAATAAACTAAAAGCAGTTTTAAATATATATAAAAAATTTATAGGACCAGCTTTAATAGCAGCAGATAGAGATTTAGGAAAAGGATTTGATTTAACGAACATAAAACAGAAACTAGCAAATGGAAAATTTAAATCAGTTCTTAAATATGACATAATGAGTAGAATTGGTGGTCGTGGTTATGATAGTAATAACTTTTATGGGGTAGATGATAAAATCAAAAAATTATTAGATAGAATGCATAGTGAATTACTAAAACTAACAAACACTCTGGACAAGGCAAATTTAGAATCAGTAAACGAAGGTCGTTATCACGATTGGAGAAATGATGAATCAATGACACCAAAACAAAAAGTTGGTCGCTCAATGAGAGAAATTAGAGACGCATTAAACGAATTAGACAAAACCGTAAAGATGAATCTTAAATTAAAAACAGAATTAAATATGAAATCGGAAGATTATTGGAAAAATACACACAAAGCCCTAACTAAGATTTCAGAGAGATTAGTCAAGATGGCGAACAAAGTAGGAAATTTAAAGTAATGAAGCAAGTAATAGTAGATTATATACCATTTAACATTACACCGACTCAAGTTAATGAGGCGATGAAAGAAAACGACGGAAAGTTAGTTGTTAAAGGTGTATTACAAAGAGCAGAAGCAAAAAACCAAAACGGAAGAGTATATCCAAGAGAGATATTAGTTCGTGAATCTAAAAAGTATGATGAGAACTTCGTTAAACAAAACAGAGCATTAGGTGAATTAGACCATCCGGATAGTTCAGTAGTGAATTTAGCAAATGTATCTCACAATATTACAGAAATACACTTTGAGGGTGATAATTTAGTTGGAACTGTAGAATTATTAACTACGCCAAGTGGTAATATATTGAAAGAACTATTTCAAAATGGAATTAAATTAGGTATTAGTTCACGAGGATTAGGTAGTGTTGAAATGGTTAGAGAAGCCAATGGAGACCAAGTATCAAAAGTAGGAGATGACTTTGAGTTAATTGCATTTGACTTTGTATCAAATCCATCAACACACGGAGCATTTTTATATCCGATGAATGAATCAGTAGATAATACACAAACACAAAGTAGAACTTGTGGTGATTATTGTAAAGCAGAAGATATCATTAACCATATCATCAGAGGTGAGTAGTGCCAGCTTTAAGTAAAAAGCAACAAAAATTTATGGGGATTGTTAGGTCAATCCAAAAAGGTGAACAACCTGCGTCAAAGTTTAACAAAGACGCACAAGATGTAGC